TAGTGGTAGTGTATTAAGAGTTATCCACTCATAGGATAACCGGTATTAGTGTAGGAGGAGATGTGAGTCTCCTCCATAGGGGCGAGTCCACCCTTCTCGTTCCCTATATACGTGAGGGATCGACTTATGTCCATGTTGGCACTGGTGAATCGCCGTCTAAACCGTTTGCTTCGTCTCTTTGCTCCTTATTCATGCCCATAACGAGATGATTTGCTGATCTAGTAGGACTTGTAAGGAAGTCTTCCAAGATACTGTTCCATTCTTCACGTTTACGTAGGTTAATTGCATCTTGAGCGTTGATTGACATAGCATCTGTAAAGTATTTCACTCCTTGTGCGAGACAATCGAGTCTATCATCGTGTTTGACAGCTCCTTTCTCACGACACATGCGACTCATCTGGTAAAAGAGCATATAGAGGAGCCGACTCTCAGATGGACAGTCTTTGTTCGACCTATAATCCCAATCAATAACGCCACGGTCAACAATGAGGCGATGTTGATTAAGCACAGGTTCCAAAGCGTCAATGATCCGATCTTCCTTCCGAACATTCGCCCTAATCTCTTCGATATCAATGTATTGTTTTGTCTGTTGTATATGTTTTTTAAATAGTTCACTTACGATACCATCTCCAAAGTTTGTCTCGATAACAAGCTTAGTGACCTTATACTTACGACATCCTTTGAGTATGTCTAACAGTGTCTTGTCGCTATAACCGTCTCTGTAGGCTCGAATCTCGTGTAAGTATAGAAAGCCATTACGTTGGCTGATAAAGGACGCTGCAGTCTCGTCTGAGCCCCTTCCAGAGGGGTCTACGCTGCATATGGTCTCAGCATACGGTCCCCACTCTCCCTGCAGCCTCATAGGACTGTAGAAATAGTCTCCCGGTAATCCTACGGTTGGTGCATCCTTTATAACATTTGCTGGATCTGAACACCAGACCACGTTATCAGGAGCAGTAGTAGGATTGACGCTAGTAACCACAAGGTCAGCCATTTTAAGGGGAAATTTCTCTGCATCTGTTAAACTTGTGTCGAGTTGAAATTGAAGCATGTAGTTGCTCCGACCCATAGCTGCTTCTCTTTCTAGTAGGTCTTCTTCGCTAAATCTGTCTGGATCTGTAACTTCCCACTCCTCTGCACCCATATCCAGATCTTCTTGTATTTGTGGTGCTAGGAGTCCTTCATACTGTGTAAGCTTTTTACGTCTTGGGTATCTGGACGGCCAAACAAATGGTCGATAGCTCCGCTCTGCCAGCTTACGATAAATAGTAAAAGTAGTCTGAGGAGTCCCGAGATACATAATACGGCTATCGTCTTTTGGCGTAAGGATTGCTTCGGCTTCTGTGCAGAGTTGAAGTAACTTCTCACGCATCAACTCCGTCATGCTGTTTCCCGGTACTTCCACGTCGTCCAAAATCATCAAGTCCGCTCTGGACCCCGTGAGCTGACCAGTAATACCAACACTTTTGACTGATGGTGCCTGATGCGGTGAACAGTTTACGTCGAAGGAAATCCTTGACCATCTGCTGTCGTCGCTCTTTGGTCTTAGGTAACTTAGCCATGGTGTTTCTATAATTAGTTTTTGTAAGAAGATCGACATGTTATCTGCACGTTCTTTTGACGCAGAGATAATCATAATCTTTCTTTCGTTGTCATTAAATAGTGTCCACAACACAAACGCACCAGTAATCCAACTTTTACCTACACCACGGAACGCTTGGATCTGCAAACGTTTTGGTCCGTTCTGTAAGTAGTCAGCTATGGCATACTGTGCTCTGGTAGGGCTAGGAAGACTCAGCTCTTCCCACAGTGCTTGTAGGAAAAGCTTGAAGTCATCCTTCAGACTATTTATTATTTCGTGGTCCGTCATCTGTACCTAAAATGTCCTCTATATCTTTTTTAAAAAATCTTCGCTTATATTTACCTTCTATAATTTTACGTTGCTGATCTCCTGAGATAAATTTACCTTCTGTCTCTTTTTTTACCGCTTCTTCTAGTAGTTCTTTCTCAGTTTTTATTGGCTTACCACCACGAGGTGAGTTTATAGGATCTGATTTAAGAGTTCTTCTAAATTTTTTAGATGGGTCTAGAAAGTCATATCTATCTAAAAACTTTACCAAGTCATCCTGTATTGCACTTTCTTGATACTGAAACTTAGCTTTCTTAGTCTTACCCTTCAGTGTAGGAGCCATGTTGATGATAAACTGTAGCTTACCACGTAATATATTAGTACGCCACTTACTTATATCTTCTCTAATAAGTTTTTCGTTTAACATTAGATTAATATAAGGTTTTTTAGTGTCTGGATTAATTCTAGTACCTAGTTTTTCTTTCAGCTCATCATAAGGAGCATATAATACATCATGGTAGTCACCTATTCTTCCTACTACTGTGCCATCAACACGTTTAACTACAACGTCTCTAGGAGTTCCTGATTTATACGTAATTGACTTACCTTTCATTTTAGGTATATCTAAGTCAATAACTAATCTATTTATAGGAAGTGTGTTTTCTTGCAGTTTATATAAAATAGCTTCAGACGCATCTTTTAGACTTTTATATCTGTTATCATACAGTATACGTACATTATTAGGGCTATGCCTAGATCCTTTTCTAAAACGCTTTTCATTTGGTAACGACCAGAACCAGTCCATAGATTCTGCTTTACGTACTAAGTGTTCTACATATGCTGTAGCTGGTTTATCAGCCAACTCTCTTATAAACTGGTTGTCTTTAGCCCACGTATTCCACTCAGATCTAAACTTACCTAGCTCTTTGTAAGCATTAGGAATCATTTTAGATATGTGAATAGGTCGACCTTTACTATCGAGCTGTTTAAATACATCATTCTCAAAACGATTCATCCACAATGCTTTTTCAGCTGGACCGGGAGTTTTACGCCAAGCTGGTGGTGGAGTGCCGGCTCCAATGTCCATAACTCCAGCTTCTTTAATTACGTCCGGTACAACGCTTTTTCCTTCACCTTTACTTAGTATTGAATACCAATCTTTAGTGGCATCAGATACTATGTTTTTAGATACTCTTCTACTTATTACTGTAGCTATACCAGCAGGCAAATCTTCACCAATAGTTCTACCTAATATACCAGTATCAATCGCTAAGTCTGTAAAAAACTCAGATGCAGCTGATGGATCTTCTGGATCATAAATATATTTCTTTCCAAACTCGCCAAACTGCTGCATTTGTTTTGAAAACTTATTAGGATCTAAAGATTGCATTCTGCTTTCTCTAAGCTTATCTCTATTCTCTTGATACTGTGCTCTTGGTGTGTCAAAAGCTTCCGATAGTATATCTTCTTCGTTCATCGCAAGATCTACGTCTATGTCAATAAACTTGTCTGGATTGTCTCGATACCTTTGTAATTGTTTGGGTGTTAAATAATCTTCTGGATCAGCTCCACCACTGTTAAAAATCAGTTGCCTGTTAATTTCATCATCTTTTTTACTCATCTTATATGTGATAAAATAGTCTGTTCTCTGTCTGTAATACCGAATGTCGACCTCATCCAGTCTTGCCATTCTCTACTACCTTTTTCCTGATTGCATCGTCGACACGAGGGTACAACATTCGTCGTTGTATCCGTACCTCCCTTGCATTTTGGTCGTACATGGTCGATTGTAAGATTGTGTAACTCATAAAATTCTCCGCAATAAACGCATTGACAATCGAAGTGCTCTTTGATAGCTCTTCTCCAGAGCCGTTTAGATTCTGAACTTGTCATGGTTATTAAATTGTGTAAATAGTAATCAGGGTTTGGTAGTAATGGGGTCATTAACGTCTTCTGTAAGCTCTTCTCATAATTCTTCTTCTCATAGGACGACGCCTACGCATCATTCTATTCTGTCTGTTAGAAGTGTTGCCACCGCCTCTTCTATAGAATCTGTTTCTAGGGGTAGGTGCTGTTTGTCTAGCCTTGCTACGCATACGTCTGCGAGCCCCTATTCTTCTTCTTCTTGCTTCTACAGCTCCACCTCTTGCACGGTTAGCTTTGCGATTTTCGGCAACTAGCTTGCCACCTTTATGTGACATATCGGTTTGTGGACCGGGCTTACGTCTACGACGTGCTCTTTGTAATTTAGCACGATACTCTCTTTTTTGTGGAGTATTATTAATGCGGGTGTTATCACGGATATGTTTTCTACGTGATCTTCTATTCCTACGGTAGAACCTTGCAGTTCTTCCGGGTCTAGGACTTAATCTTGGAGCCATAAAGTCTACTCTTTACTAAATTTGGATCTACTTTGGGTATAACGGAAGCTAACCTATCTAAAGGACTACCTTCAAGAGCAACACCTGTAATATCGTTGGTTTTGAGCCAATCACATGCTGCCTTCAAGTCTTGGGTAGTTGCTTCGCCACTTTTTATTCTACGTAAGAAATCTTCTGTAACAAGATAGTGCAACTCGTTAAATCTTTCTTCAGCAGCCTTTTTAGGTATTACTCTTGTATTTGTCATTCGATGTCTAATCCTTTTTTAACTATTTGTAATGCTCTGTCATCGAGCTCGTTATCTGTAGATTCAACTAGCTTTTCTAGCAAATCGACAACAAACTTCTTGAACTTGTCACTTTTTAGACTTGTTAGTACAAGTGGTTTAATTAGTGCTAACATTATTTAGTCTCCTTTTTAGATTTAGGTGCTTTCTTTTTAGCAGCTGCTACTTTAGCTTTAGCGTCAGCTTCTCTTGCTGCTATTTGTATTGATAGTGTACTCATTAGAATGATAAAAATTTCTTTTTCTCTGGTTTAGGTGGTAGCAATGATTGTATAGGTACGATGTCCTGACACAGGAAAGCTACCCGTGTATTTGGTCTTATAGTAAAACCTTGACGTTGTAACTCTGCACATTTTAATGCTCTTACAAGTTCGTAATCTAATTGCATCTTCTCCTCTTGACGCTTGGCAATACGTCTGCATTGCTCAAGACCACGCTTGTCTAGAGGAACCATAAAGTTAACTTGAAATCCCCAGTTTTCATTTAATGAATAACTAGAGGGATATAATTCTCTTGTATCTTCATCTGCTGTATAGGGATTAGTATGGTTGCCCATATAAAAAGGGCTAAATGTCATTGTAGATCCATTACATGATATGTTTGGACCATACGTTTGACGAGAAGCTGCACCATTATTTTGAAATTGTACAGCTTGATTTGTTACATTACCCGTAGCTGCTGCTACAGGATTTGATGTATTATTTACATCTCCTTCACTAGCTAAGATAGGACTTATTGTGAGAAGACTGATAAGGAAGTAGTAGTAGTATTTATAGTCCAATCTGTTGTTGCGTCTATTTGTTCTACTAACCCTGCTGCTCTTGATGTGACTTCGAGTGTCCAATCTGCTGCTGAATCTGTTACAGAAAAAGTTGTATCTGATGCTGCAATGTCTCCAGAAGGAGTGACATTTGAGCCTGACCAAGTTTTTATTTCTGATCCAAATACTTGTGTCTGTTTTACTTCCTGTACTGTTTGAGTTGTTGTTGTCGTTGAGTTCATCGACCCTGTAGTAAATTGTGGGGTCACTGTGTTTGCTCTTGCGATTGCGGGTGACAACAATGCTAAGAGAAGAATCCATTTCTTCATGTTTTTGGTTTGTTTTCTTTGTCTTTTTTACCATTACCAGTAGACAAGCCAAACGTGGCTAGTGCACCAGTAAAAATCGAAGCGACGAAAGTGATATCGCCTGCCGTAGCTGACTTCTTAATCATAGGCAGCTCAACATAACTTAGTGTAATAATAAACCCTGACCAGATTACAACACCTAGACGCACTGCTGCACCTAGTACTTGCATCTGTTCATCATGGTCATCTATGTTTTCTTTGAGCTTAGTAAAGAGTCCTTTTTTTTCTGGCGGTTTTGTTTCCATTTTGTTATTTTATCCTGTAAAAACTTCTGTATCTTTTTTCTAAGCTTTTCTATAATCGGTTGAGTTATAGTTGTAGCTGCAACAGCTGTTACGGCTGCTATAGCTGTAGGAACTAATACATCACCTGTAGGTAATTTATAAGGTGGAAAAGGAGGTGGTAATGTAGGTGCTGGAGGTTCAGCAGTTTTTACCGGCTTTGTACCTTCTGGTTCTCGTAAATCACTTGGAGGTACAACCAAAGGTACATAACTCGGTACATCAGCAGTAGGTAATGGTATAGATATTGTTTCTATATTTTCTACAGGTGGAATTACTATGCTGGGTATCTCCATTTATTAATAAAGCTTTTTACCGTCAACAATAGCTTTGTCGATAGCTGTAAAAGATTCTGTTGTCCAGATAGATGTTGTTTCGTCTAGCTTTTTGTAATCTTTAATTATTTCAAGATGCTCTACATTACGCTTGATTCTATCTTTAAATTCATCTGTAGTTTCATCTTCAGTTTTAGCGATACCGATTTCAGTAACGCTATCACCAGCAGCAGTAAAGATCGCTGCAATTTCTGTGCTTGTTAGTTCTTCCATTGTTTTAAAAATAAATAATTGTTTAATGTACAGCTTCAAGTGCTGCAACTTTTGTTGATAGTTCCTGTACTGCTTTAACTAAAATCGGAATAAATCTTCCATAAGCAGCTTCCAGTTTATCTGGATTTTCTTTATATACTGCTTTGATATAATCATTTTTACTTCCTAATGCTGCATCTATTTCTTGAGCAATAAAACCAAGTTCTGTTTTTCCATCATTGTCACTAGCTTTACGCATTGACCATGTGAATTTTCTTGGCTTAAGTGCATTAATTACATCAAGTCCATCTTCTGAATCAACAATATCTGTTTTGTCTCTTTCATCAGATAAAGAACTAATTGTTTGAGTTTGACATCTTAGAGTCTGTATAGAGCTATTTCCTAATGTTATTTCGTTTGCAGCTGTTGCAGAAGAAGGCTCTGCCACATTACCAAGAACTATAGTATTACTTCCAGTTGTTGTGGTAGTATTTGCTTCTTTTCCAATAGCTGTATTATTGTTTCCTGTAGTTATAGCATTACCAGCTTGAGATCCTAAGGAAACATTATTTACACCAGTTGTGCATGAAACCAAAGCATTATATCCAATACCAGTATTATTAGCACCAGTTGTGTTTGAGTTTAAAGAATCTTTTCCAACTGATACGTTGTATGACGATGTTGTGCTTGCAACTAAAGCTCCTGTTCCTACTGCAACGTTATCTGCACCAGAGGTATTCGCTTCAAGTGATTTATAACCAACAGCAGTATTATTACCACCAGTGTTATTAGTTAATGCGTGATAACCTACAGCAGTAATGTTACTAGATGTCGTATTATCTTTAGCAGCAGCTTTACCTACAGCAGTGTTACGCCTC